GGTACTGAATTGAAACCGACTGGGTTATTCATTGAAGATTTGAAGTGGAAGTATTTGTTACGTTCAGCAGTACGTGGTAAGAATATTATGATGACCGGCCCGACTGGTTGTGGTAAAACACTCGCCGCTCAATCGCTTGTTCGTTCATTGAAACGTCCTGACTTCTACTTCAACTTAGGTGCTACGCAAGACCCCAGAGCAACCTTAATTGGTAATACGCACTTTAACAAAGAAGCCGGTACATTCTTTAGTGAATCCGCTTTCGTTAAGGCTATCAAAACGCCAAACGCTATTATCTTATTGGATGAAATATCTCGTTCGCATCCTGAGGCTTGGAATATCTTAATGACTGTGTTAGACGCTGGTCAAAGATATTTGAGATTGGATGAAGCTGAAGGTTCACCAATTGTAAAAGTTGCTAGTGGAGTTACCTTTATCGCTACGGCTAATATCGGTAACGAATATACTTCGACTCGTATTATGGACCGTGCGATTATGGACAGATTTGTTCAAATTGAAATGGATTTGTTAGATAAACAAAGTGAATACGAATTGTTAAAATTCAAATTCCCTGAGGCTGATGATTATTCGTTAAACGCTTTGGCTGAAATCGCCGATACAACTCGTCAGTTAATCAAATCTGACGCTAGTAAGATTTCAACTATCGTTTCAACGCGTGTGAATGTTGAGGCAGCCGGACTTATCTACGATGGGTTTACATTGTTAGAAGCAGCCGAAATCGCTATCTTACCTTATTTCAGTAACGATGGTGGACTTGATAGTGAGAGAGTGTTTATGAAGCAGTTGATACAAAAGTTCAACAAAACAACCGAAGAAACTGATAGCAAATTGTTCAACGATGTTGAAGAAGGACAAGATGCTGATACAACAATTACTTGGTAATAGTTTTTAATGGTGATATGGTACTATGGGGACACGTAACTGTGTCCCCTTTACCTATATTATGAATTTGATAATTTTAAAAAAAAATATATGACTGATAAAGAGATTAGGTTTGTGAAGTGGATAAAGTCACAATGTAAAAAATATGGAGTGAAACATTCTTTAAGAAACGTAAAGTATTTAAGATTGGGTGGTAACATTCGCTGTTCGGGTTACTTTGATGAAAACGCAATAGGTAAACCTACGTTGGTTGTGGCTATGAATAGACCCGATTGGATTGAGATATTGGCGCATGAGTATTCACATTTGACCCAATGGTTAGAGAACGATGGGATGTGGAAGAAAGCAGGTGAAAGTTTACCTTGTGTTGATGAATGGTTATCCGGCAACGAAGTGAAAAATATTGAATACCATTTGGGTATTGTACGTGATTTGGAATTGGATAACGAAAAACGAACGGTAGCACTAATACAGCGCTGGGAATTGGATGTAGATATTGACCACTACATTAAAAAAGCAAACGCTTACATTCAGTTCTACAATTATATGGGTAAGACCCGTAGGTGGAGCAATCCGACAAACGCACCGTATGGTAATCAAAACCTTATAGACGTAATGTCAAACAAATTTGATATGAATTATAAACGACTCAGTAAACGGGTTGAAAAAGTATTTGTAAACGAAAACATTTAATAGTATGAAGATTACACTAAACAAAGGACAACGATTGTTCTTTACATCAGACACTCACTACAATCACGATAACATTTGTTCAGCTACTACAAAGTGGATTGACCCGGTGACTTGTAGAGAGTTCAAATCATTGGAACATATGAACGCTACTCTGGCTGGTAATATAAATGAAAAGGTAGGGCAGGATGATATTCTATTCCACCTGGGTGACTGGTCGTTTGGTGGATTTGAAATGATTGAAGAATTTAGAAAACGAATTGTATGCCAGAACGTACATATCATTACAGGTAACCACGACCACCACATTGAAAATAATAAAGATGGAGTACAATCCTTATTCGCATCGGTTAGTAAATACCAAAACCTCGTAGTGAAAACTAATGTAGGTACTTTGGCATCTAAGGAATACCGATTCGCCCTAATGCATTTTCCAATAGCATCGTGGGACAATATGGCTAGAAAGGCTATCCACTTACACGGACACGTACACTTTACGGCTGATAAACGAATTGGACCAGGTAAGATGATGGATGTAGGTGTTGACGGTAACAATCTTTATCCGATTGATATGAGTGAAGTTATATCGCTTATGAAAGACCAACCGATTAAATCAATGTTCAATTTTGACCACCACGAAATAACTGAAAATTATGTTAAACATTAAGAATATAGAAAAGATGATTAAGTCACCGACTTCGCCGGTAAAAGTAAAGCAAGTCCAAATGACTGATAGAGTACATCCACAACGCACATACGATATTGTATTTGAACATAGAGATAGACCTGATAGAGAATTTTTCTTAACGATTGATAGGGAAGGTGAATATAGACATATGAGGGATGAAATGGATTATCCGATATCTTTTTGGGAATTGACTGGTCCACATAATCAATCAATTGATGTGGCGATATGGGCCCACAATCTTCAATCACCGGATCTTTTTTTAGGATTCATTGATAATTTGATAAACCATTACACAACTTAAAAACTATTAAATAATGCATCAAAGTAAAAATATGGAAACGATTAAAACTACATTCGATAACGAATTTGAAAAACAATTAGAAGAAGCCGGTTATCATTGGTTTAAAGACCATTGGAAAAATTCATTGAGAGGTTTTCAAAAAAGATTCCGTGATGATAAGGGTACAAAGTATTTTATCACCGGTTATCATTGGAACTTTGGACATGTTTACCCAGATAGAGCAGAGAATAGGGATGAATACTCCTTTGATGTTCAGTTCCGAATTGAAAGGGGTGGTAAAGACCATACAATTGATTTGAGATACAGCGCCGAACACCTACCTAATGATTGGGGAAGACCTATTGTATCATTAAAAGAGGTTGAAGAATTTTACGAAAAGGCTTTCAATGATTTTGGAGCCGATTATTATGAACTAAAAGAATATGAATAATATGAAAGAATTAATATTACTACGTGGTTTACCCGGAAGTGGGAAATCAACATTAGCAACCGCAATCGGTGGAATACACTTTGAAGCAGATATGTACTTTGAAGACCTTTTTGGTAATTACAATTTTGACCCGACTCGTATAAAAGATGCGCATGCTTGGTGTCAAAACAAAGTGAAGTTATCTATGGAAAGTGGGGTTGATAAGATAGTAGTTTCAAATACCTTTACAATGGAGTGGGAAATGGAACATTACTATATGTTAGCAAACGCCAACGGATATAGAGTACATTCAGTTGTAGTTGAAAACCGACACGATGGAAAAAATGTGCATGATTGCCCAGCTGATAAAGTTGAGATAATGCGAAACCGATTTGAAATAAAACTTTAATTTATGAAACAAAGAATATCCGAAGAATCAATACAAAAAATGCGAAGTGAATTTATGAACAAAAAAATCACATTTGAAACAATGAGTGGTGAACGCTGGGTTGGGAATTGCCAGTTCTTGGGATATAATAAGTTTCTACCAAGTTGGGAGTTTCAAATAACTATTGATAGGACACCCTGTTCACACGTTAGACCGGAAACAATATCATTAATGCCTGAAACGAAAAAATTATTTATATGAAATACGATTTAGATAGAATAAACAAATACATAGCAGAAGGGTTAATAGTAAAGCAAGACCACCCTGAATATCCAATATCAATTTACAACTACTCACGTACTTGCCAGTACGAATCTAAGTGGGATGATTTGACTATTGAATGTAGAGGTTTGGTGTTAGATAGAGAAGGTAATGTAATGGCTAAATCGTTTCCTAAATTCTTTAACTACGAAGAATTGGAAGGTATGACATTTAGACCTTCAAAGATACCAGATGAAACTTTTGATGTATATGAGAAAATGGATGGCTCATTGGGTATTGTGTTTTATTACGAAGGTGAGTGGAGAGTAGCAACCAGAGGCTCATTCAAATCGGAACAAGCGATAATGGGAGCAGAGATGATAAAGAGATATGACTTATCCCTATTGGATGCCGATTGTACTTATCTATTTGAGATTATCTATCCTGAAAATCGTATCGTTGTGGACTATGGAGTTGAACGAATGGTATTGTTAGGAGCATATCATAACCACATTGGGTATGAGATAAACGTACAGGACAAATACTATACAAAGAATTTTGACGTAGTGAAAATGTATAATGGTATAACTGATTTTAAGGAATTGAAAGATACTATAGCGTTTGATGCCGAAGGTTATGTAATCAGGTTCAGAAGTGGAATGAGAATGAAGATAAAGGGTAATGAATACATACGCTTACATAAAATACTAACTAACTTTTCATCCGTTGATATATGGGAGTTACTACGTGATGGTAAACCTTTGGACGAGTTTTTAGATAGAGTGCCGGATGAATTTGATGTGTGGGTAAAGCAGACAATAGGTAACTTACAATACGCTAAATATTCTATTGGTGAAAGGTGTGGTAAGATGCACGATTACTTTCGTTATGGTAAGTATGGCGATGTCGATCCTGAACCTACTAAAAAGGAGTTCGCTGAGCATGTTATGAAACACATAGAAGCTCCGTTGAGAGCAGTATGTTTCGCAATGTGGGATAAGAAACCATATGACCACATCATATGGAAGTTGATTAGACCAAAATACGATAAACCATTTTTAAAAAACTTTAAAGAAATATAAATATGAAATTCGCAGGAACACAAAGAAACAGGTATTCAAAAGAGGCAGTGAGGCAGTTACGCCAAAATCGTAAACTAATGAAACCGAAAAAAGAAGGAGTATCGCAGCAAGGGTTGGATAACATATTAGGTGAGTTGCAGGCGGCCGGACACCTAATGATAAATGGATTTAATACATTTGGAATTGAAAATGAAAAAACACCAGCCGGACTTAACAAATGTAGTTACGAATTGAAGTTTTCTTGTTATTCGGAAGAAGGACTTGGTGAAAGACCACATTTAGCCGGTTATTTGGAATCAGCCAGTAACGCTGATAAAAAACCATATCGTATTAAAGGTTGGTTTAACGAAGATGGCTCGATTAGAATTGAATTAGTAAAATAAAAAAATAAACATATGACAATAGCACAACAACTTAAAATTAAAGAATTTCCATTTACCATAAAGGACAATAAGGGAAATCAAATCTATTATGAAGAAAGACATGGATATTGGCGTAAGTACGAATACGATAATAATAGAAATATAATCTATTCCGAATCTAGTGATGGGTATTGGGTTAAGAAAGAATATGATGATGCGGGAAATCAAATCTATTATGAAAATAGTTCCGGAACTATCGAGGACAGGAGACCAAAATCCGTTCCTGAATATACAATGGAAGAATTGGTAGATAAATTAGGACACAACTTTAAAATCAAAAAATAAACATATGAAATTAGCAACTATCTACAAAAGAACTGAAACAGGTAAAACGCAAGAATGGACTATTGAAGTCGTGGGTAATAAGTATCGTACTATATCCGGCCAGACTGATGGTAAGAAAGTTATCAATGAATGGACTGTAGTGTTCGGTAAGAACGCCGGTAAAGCAAATGAAACCACCGATAAGGAGCAAGCAATGAAAGAAGCTGAAGCAAAACGTAAGTTGAAGTTAGAGCGTGGTTACTATGAAACGATTAGTAACATTGATGAAACACAATACTTCAAACCTATGTTGGCTAAAGATTGGAATGATGAAAAGCACAAAGTGAAATTTCCAATCTATTCACAACCAAAGCTTGACGGTATTCGTTGTATCGTTAAAGAGGATGGAATGTTTACTCGTAATGGTAAGGCAATCTTATCAGCACCACATATCTTTGAAGGGCTTAAACCCCTATTTGAAGCAAATCCTGAACTGATTTTTGACGGGGAATTGTATTGTGATAAGTTGGCTAATGATTTCAACAAAATCGTTTCATTGGTAAAGAAAAGCAAACCAACGGCTGAAGAACTTAAAGAAAGTGCGGATGTTATTGAGTATCACATTTACGATTTACCAAGCCACAAAACGAATTTCTTTGGTAGACAAAACCAGTTGGCAATTATGGCACACCACGACAAAGTATTCCGTAATACAAAGTGTGTAGTAGTTGATACCAGAGTAGCATTGGATGAAGATATGTTAATGGATATGTATGAAGCGTATATGTACCAGGGTTATGAAGGGCAGATGTTGAGAGTGAATGATGTGTACGAAAACAAACGTAGTAAGTACCTATTGAAACACAAATCGTTCCAAGACGCTGAATACGAAATCATTGATATATGTGAGGGTGAGGGCAATAGGGCTGGTACGTGTGGTTATATGGTATTCCAAACGGAAGATGGACAAACTTTCAAATCCAATGTAAAGGGTACGTTTGAAGAAACGGCTGAGATACTAAAATCGCGTAAGAAGTTAATCGGTAAATCAGCAACTGTAAAGTATTTCAATCTTACACCAGCAGGCATACCCCGTTTCCCCTATGTGATTAATATCAATCGTGAGGAATACGAATAAGGGGCGAGGGGTTGGGGAGACCCGGTCGTAAAGAGGAAAATTTCTTGATAGTTTAATTAAATCATTAATTTGGTACTAATAGTACCACAAACAAACAAAATATAAACCAAATGAAAAAGATATTATTAGCTGCAGCAATCATCGCAGCCCTTACGGGGTGTTACAAAGACCCACAAAGTACGAAGATAGAAGGTAACGGAGTGAAAGTAGACCTACTATTCGAGCACAATGGTATAAAGATGTACCGATTCCTTGATGGAGGCCATTACCACTATTTTACGGATAGGGGCGAGACCATATCGGAACAGGGTACTGGAAAAAACTATTATGAAGAAACGATAAAATAAAAACGATATGGGAGATACACAAACGGCCGCCGAAGTAATGGCAATGGCAATGGTACGTAGTATGGGTGGTGATACATCTAATCCGGCCGACTGGAAAGGCATAATGGATGCATGGTTACGGGTACTACCAACCATACCAACTGAAAGGCGTGGGCTAGTGATTAACGGTATAGAAAAGATTAAGGATATAAGGTATTTGGTTAATGGCATGGAGTGGGAAATACAGGATGTAGAATACAAAACCGGGTTTTACCGATTCACGCTTTACGATAGGAGTATTGTGAGTGAAGACCGTTTAAAAGTGATACATCTGAATTGCATGCCGAACACGGCGGGATTATACGGATTAAGTATTGAGGGTTACGAGGTGGGAACTATATCACATAGGGAACTATCTGACCGGCACTGCTTAGCCCGCCGATTGCGTGATATTATATACAACATAACATAAAAACAAAACGATATGATAGTATTAAAAGTATTGGCAATTTACCTATTAGGACTGGTGATTGGATATAAAGTAGGTAAAGGGTCTAAATAAAAACAAAGCGACATGAAAAAAGAAACGATGGATATTATGGCGGCTCTGAATTTAATGAGTAATTCTAAAACGGCGACTGGTGATTTTATGATAGGAACACAAACTCTGGCAGATGCGTTTAAATCGGCATTCGTAACAGGCGGAACATTAGACCCGTTGGGAGATGGATCGTATGCATATAATCCGTCCGTATGGGCAGATAAACCCGAAGTGAAAACCGCACCGATTCTAACTATCCGGAACTACGAAAAGCTTGTAGGTCCATTAGGGTTTTTTGGTGGATTCCAATGGGAAGTGATTGCGGTACGAGAAGATGTGGAGGATTACCTAATAAGAGTTGCAACTGATAACGGATTGACGTCGTGGGTATATTCCTTAGCAAGATTGCCCAATGAAGATGGACTCTATTCCCTTAAAGGAGCTCTTTGTTCTGATCCCAAATTCAAGCTGCATGAACTTCAGTCACCACTAAAATTATTTAACACACTATGTAAGATATTAGATAACAACTAAAATTAAAAGATATGAAAGGAAAATTAATTAAAACGGAAACGGACTGGGTAGTAAGATTGTTTGATACGGAAAAGGCACACGATGTTACCTATTGTAAAGGAAGTTGGCCGTTGCACCCATACGATGTACACCAAATCCAAGAAGACTCGGAAAGGTTTGATAATATAGAGGCACGTATCGCCGCCTATCCTGATGTGGATTTCGTAATTGAAAGCTTTTGGGAGCATGGTATGGAAGACCCTATTCCGGTTGCTAAGTTGATTGAGAATGAAGGCCCATCGGAATATATTGGCGACCTAACCGATGATGATAAGATTGAGGGGATATTAGATAGGGCTATGCAGCCGAAAGAAGTGAGAGAGCAAATACTATTTCTTAATTGGTTGTTAAAGCATTATAGTACGGAAACGGATGATGAAGGATTTTTTTACTATGCCGACTCAACCGGTAAGGAAGCCACTATGTTATCAATAGTACAACATTATCAAAAGCAATGGATATGATATTAACAATAAAGAATTACGAAAAAATAAAGGGCGGCTGGGCCGGGTTTACAATAGCCGATGTAACGGAAACCTTACACTATTACTATTTTGGTTGCCACTACCCAAATGAATCCACTATACACGTTGTTCCACTACAACGTAATGGTGTAAACCTACATGGGTTCGGCCCCGTATTTTACTTTGTAGGGCCAGATGGTAATAATTCGGACCGTATAACGTGTGATTGGTTTGTAGATATACTTAATGCCGTTGATAAAGTTCGTGATGAATTTATTAAAAGGTATCACCATAAAAAATAATTACCATGCAACTAACAATAACAAATCCGGAGAAATTAAGAGGACGAAAACTACATTGGGTTGAATGGGATATGGAAGTAACAGCAAACCTAATGACTGGCGATGATTCCGAATATGTTTTTACGTGTGATGTCAGTCAGCAATTTTTGAGATCAAACAGGCGAAGTAAACGGTTTTATTTACATCTACATAGAAAAACGCTTCGTATGGTAGCTAAGCGTGCTACAACAATTGGTGCTGGATTAACAGCGAACTTCTCTAATTCAATATTTTTGAAAATAGATGAAGTGAAAGATACGGATAGATTAGTAGACCGAATGATGCACCTTATAAACCAAATAATATGAGATTAACAATTAAAAATATAAGCCGGCTTAATGAGCTTGGGGATTCCAATTCTGCCTATATAGTAACTAATCCGACTGTACACGATGATAGATATGAAATACTAATGCAGTACGAAGGACGTAGTTGGAATGTGGTATTGTATAGAGATATAAACCCTGTATATAATCAATATCGTATGTTGGTACAATGTATTGGTAAGATGCATTTTGAGACAACGGCAATAGACCGGACTGAATTGAGTTCAGCTGGTATAACCCTTTCAATAATAGAAAACCTAATGAATACCGCAATCAAAAAAATAAAAATATGAAATTAAAAATAAAGAATCTCGGAAAAATAATTGGGCAAAAATTACCAACTACGAATTGGTTGGTATCTGATGTAGTTGAAACGGACAACTTTTATTCGTTCCTTTGCCGCCAGGAAAATGTAAATGGTGGACAAATAACAAATGTCCGACTCAATCGTGATGGTATTAAGGAAGGTAGTGAATGGAAGTTTCGGTATTGGCAACCGACAGGGTATGGTGTAAGTCAGATAACAACGGATTGGTTTGGTGATATGGAAAACGCCGTTTACTCAATAGCACAAGAATTAAAAAAACTAATATAAACCATATGAAATTAACAATAAACAACTACAAAAAGATTATAGGTATCTATGGTAATCACGCAATAGTTAATGCCGTAGAAACATCGGATTATTATACCTTTACCGTTAAGGATATAGATGAAGTTAAGTACACAGACGTATTCGTAAAACGTAATGGTAGGATTGATGCCGAAGGTGATTGGGTATACCACTTTGGACATGGTTCACATAATACTCAATCGGTAACGCCCGGTTGGTTTGGGAATATGGTAAACGCAGTAAGTGCGGTTATTAGTGAATATTATTATTAATATAACGATATGAGCTTAGAAATAAAAAACATAGAACGAATTGAAGAATCACATTCGCATCTGCCGAGTCTAAGATTGGTATCAGCTGGTGATGATGATTACCTTTTCCGATGCCAATGGGGAAATGTAAATTGGGTAGTTGAATTAGGACGTAACAAAACACCGGCCGGACGATATTCACTTACCGTAGGATATGGTGCACATCGTAGTAGACGAGAAATAAGTTACAACCTATTGGCTAACCCAAATTTTTTAAGGCATATGGTTATGCAACTTATTGATGAGGTTAAAAAAATACATAAAACTAAAAAAATTACCAGATGGAATACAAAATAGAAAATACACATAACATAGAAGGTTTAACACAACGTGGGTTTACATGCGATTATGGTGGGAAAAATCTTGAAGGTTATTGGTTTAAGTTTATCGATCGTGACCAAAATGATTGGGGAATTGAATTGGGAAATGAAGTGACGGATGATGGGTTTATAAGCTATTGCGTATTTCGTCGTGATACGAAGATGTGGGGATTCTTACATAGTGCTATGATACTACTACGTGATATAACAAATCCCGATCATGCTATGGATTTATTTACACAATTACTACATAACCAAAAAACAAAAATTTAATATGGAAAATATTTACAAATGCCCGAAGTGTGGCGAAAAGGAGAATTTACATTTCAACTACGATTACAACCAACAACATCGGCCTATTAAAGATGTACTATGTAATGATTGTGGTGAAGTGTTTGAAGGTAATATGACTGTTGATATTTTTATTGCCAAAGCAGTATCGGAATATCCGGAGTTAGAAGGAACTATGAACCTGTGTGAGGAGATAATTCAAAAACGTACAGGCAAAATGACCGAAGAAGAATGGCAGGCGGCAGAAAGAGCTCAAACCGGAACTAAACAAGAAAATTGTTGTACTCCTATTGGACAAATTAAAAGGTATGTAGATTGTATAGGATGTGATAAAAAACCTAAACAAGAAACACTTGAAGAAGTTGCTGAATCACTATTTCCAGATAGCAGTATTCAAAAAAGAATTTTCATCAAAGGTGCTAAATGGCAATCAGAAAGAATGTATAGTGAGGAAGAAGTTAAATTTATAATATCGGAAGCATTACAATCAGCATTAGTAAAAGTTGATTTAGAGCAATGGTTTAAACAATTTAAAAAACCGAAAAATGAAATTAACGATTGAGAATTTACATAAGTTTAACAATTACGCTGATGTGTGGTTTAAGGCAAATAGCTCTATAAACAGAAAGTTTGTGGCTTCGGCTGAACCGGATAAGTATATGTTTCATTTTGAACTTTACGGAATGAGTTTTGATATACACCTATTGCGTACGCAGGATTTTATGCCCGGCTGGCCTGTTGAAGTGTGGGCATTTAATGAGAAGCTAAAAGTATGGTCAAAGGTAGGTGAAACAAATGCCAGAGAAAACCAAATAACAAGCAAAGCTGATTGGTGTATTTATGCAAAGGATGTGATTGAGTGGGCTTGGAATAATCATCATAAAAATTTAAGATAATGGCAGGAGTAATACTGATAATAGTAAGCTGGGAGATCCTAAAATGGATAGCAGGAAAAATTTGGTACAAAATTATTAACGATTAAAAATAAAACAATGAAAGAAATAGAAAAATTATTAGACACTATGTTGGAAAGACAGGAAAGAATGAATGATAAACTTGCTGAATTGCTAGTTAAGATTGATGAATTGAATACGGCATTAGCAGAAGTTACCGAATTAGTTAAAGATAATCCAAACGATATGGAGCTGGGAAGGGAAGTAAGAAAATTTTGGAACAATAAAGTTTAAAAACGTATGATAAAACCAGATGCAAGGGCGGCCTATGAGGCTTATGTACAAATATGGAACGAATCAAAAGTCCAAGTTCTTTATGATGTAGATGAACGCCCAATGATGATAAAAACAAAAGATATTGGCGACCCATTAAGTTGGAGTGATTGGTTACCCGGTGAAATGGAAATCGCCATTGAAGAAGAAGAATACGAATATGCAGCAATATTGCGAGATGAAATAAAAGCGTTACAAAATGAAAATAACAAACATAGAAAAAATAAAAGGGTGGACACCTCCAGGTAATGTATCTACCAAACCTCTTGTTACCGATGTGGAAATTGGTATACTTGATTATACATTTGATATAAGGTATTATGGAATCCGATACACAATGACCATCCTACGTGATGAATTTGATAGTATAGGTGGTTTCGGGAGGCATAAGATTGCTTTCCAAACATCTGGTCACCAATGGGAAACCACCATATACCAAAGGGCTATGAAAGATATGCGTGAGTTCTATGATATATTTCATACAATGCTACACCGAATAAATCAGGGTACATTTAATACACATTACCCTAAAAATTAGATTTTGCGAAGTGAAAAATTCTTCGTATATTTACATAAACATTAAAACTTAAAATTTAAAACAAAATGAGTAGAATTTTACAAACAAAAGAAAAAACTCCGGCTTCAATTAAAGAAGTGATTATAGCTAAAGCTCCGGAAGTCTATGAAGCATTTTTATATCGTTGGACGGATATACCTACGAACAGAATATACGTAGGAGTTCATATGGGATTTGTCGGAGATGGTTATTGGAACTCGGCAACAGATACTGAATTGGATAAACTTATTGCCAATAGAAATTCAAATATAAGATATGAAGTTCTTGAATATGGCTCATTTGAAGATATGACCGTTATTGAAAATAAGATATTATCAAAAGATGATGCGAAAAATAATTCAAAGTATTTCAATAAAAGTAATGGTGCACCAAAGTATTTTAGTCCCGATGTTGAAGCTATGAAGGAGTTGGCTGATAAGATAAAACGTAGGGAGTTTCCGTGTAAGAAAGAGCAGATTAGTACAATATACACACTACCAAGACTACAAGTTAGATTTGAAGAGGATGCCTCCCACCGTAGAGACATTAAAGAAAGAATTGAAGATGCTGGTGGTAATTCGGATGGTTGTAATCCTGTTGTTATTTATGAGCGTAGACAGAATGGTGTTGATATTATAGGCGATGGTAATCATACATTAGGCGCTGCATATGATGCCAAAAGATGTACTGATGTGCCGGTTATAAGAGTACCATTTGAAATTCATAAAAAGTTCACCAATCAAGAATTAATTGGTGTAAGCAATTTAATGAATGCTGTTGAGCCAGTTGTTAAGAAACCTATGAATATAGATGATGCTATTAAATATGTGGTAGGTGCTCATAACGTAGGTACTCCGGCTGATAAGGATATAAACAAAGAGTTTTTATTAGCTTGTGGATTTACCAGACGTAAGGTTTCGGAAATAATTAGAAAGGCTAAGATTGAAATTGAGAAACAAAATTTTGCATTAAGTAATCAGCTGTGGATTGATTACGCATCAAATACTCATAAAAAAACACTTGAATCTACGGTTGAAAATTATAGAGATAAGGACACAATGTGTATTGCTCTATCATCAGCAATGTTTAAATGGGACACTATATACAACCATTTGTATATAAACACAAAGATAGACCCAAAAACTAAAAACAGATTAAAGACAAAATCAAAAATAATAATAGTTGTGTATCATTCAACTCCTCTGTATGTTACGAAATGGAAAACCGAAATACAGCCAGACGTTTGGGGTAAGATGGAGTTCTTCCTTGCTGCGCTTGGTTATGAATTTTCAATAATTGAAATGCCTACAACAATACAAAACGGACTTATTTAATAAACAATAAAACTTAAACATTATGCCAAATTGGTGCAACAACACATTACGTGTTACAGGTAACTTAGAACAATTAAAAGAATTTATAAGTAAAGCAACAACTCCAGCTGACCACAATCACCCGGACGATATTGCATTTACGCTTGAAGGCCTTTATCCAACTCCTCCCGAATTAATGAGAGAAAACGCTTTCGACCAAAGTGAAAATTCCGAAGCTCTTACTGAGAAATACGGAGCAAGTGATTGGTACACATGGCGTGTATCTAATTGGGGAACGAAGTGGGATGTGACTGAAAGTTGTATCATAGATAACGAAGATACGGAATTTGCTGTATCATTTGATTCAGCTTGGTCACCACCGTCTCCTTGGTTGGAATATATCGCTCCACAATTCCCTGATTTGAAATTTAAAATGACTTATCAGGAACCAGGTATGGGTTATTGTGGGGTAGCAACTTGGGATTCAGAAAATGGATTTGATTCGGAAGATGGTGAATTGGAATATATGGATGATGATGGAAATCCGGTTGAATATGATGGTGATGCGGGTAAATGGAAAAACATTGAAACGGGTGAATGTATTGACGAAGAATATTTTTATCCAACCGAATATAACATATATGAAGAATAATTCTAATATCATAACCCACATATAAAAAATTCATATATGTAACGGGTTATCGCACAATAGACCCCACGTAACCGGTTGATAGTCAATGACAAAAAAGTTTATTGACTATCAACCAGTTATGTGTCGGTCTATTTCACGTTTTGCTAACTGGTTGACTATCAATAATAAATCTTTCTATATTATTTGATTAGTAAGCAAATATGCCTTATCTTTGTATGGTCCGACAGGAAGTAGGGCATCACATACTAAAAAAATATAATATGAGTACATTACAATTTACTACGGTTGGTAACGCTAAGAAAGTTACAGGTTTATCTTATTTGGGGTCAGTTGCTTCTTCATCTAAAATCGCTAAGGGTTTAAAGTACAACGAAATGACTTACATACTTTATCTGGCTCCGGCTAATCAAAGTGGTTATGAAGTTTGCCCGATGCGTACGGCGGAATGTACCGAAGCTTGTTTGACTGAATCGGGTCACAATAGAATTGACGTGAAGAAAAACGCTATCAACAAAGCTCGTATCAAAAAGACCAAATTGTTCTTTGAAGAAAGAGCATTCTTTATGGCTTGGTTGGTTACTGAAATTGAGAAAGCTAAAGCAGATGCTGATAGTAAAGGTTTCCGTTTCTCTGTACGATTAAATGGTACATCCGATATTGAGCCAACAACATTCAAACACAATGGTAGGGTTATATTCCAATTGTTTGATGATGTAATCTTCTATGATTATACTAAGGTTGCCAAGCGTTTCCGTATGTTAGATAAATACACTAACTACGATTTGACTTATTCATTCAGCGGACACAATATGTTTCAATGTTTGGATATATTGAGTAATAAGAAAGGACGTGTGGCTATGGTGTTTGAAGGTAAAGTGTTACCTATTGAATTTATGGGTTACAAAGTAATTGACGGTGATGCGTATGATATGAGATACTTGGACGAGCAAGGTGTTATTGTAGGACTTAAATTTAAGAAAGTTCGTAACAAAATTGATACGGCTAACAATAAATTTATTATCCCTATGGATAGTCAGTTTAGTGTTTATGCACCGGTAGAAACAAAATTAAAAACTAAAACCAAAGTGAAGTAATATGAGTAAGATTAATGAATTGAAAAAAGAATTGAAGCAATGGCAGGAAATGACCCCCGTTAATGGTATGGGTAAGTATGCCAGACAAACTAAAATTGATTCCCTTACAAATCAAATCAGGGTGTTGGAAGATGT